GCTGGGGCGGTCGCTGCTCGGCTGGCTCCGGCTGGTATTCCAATTTTCGACATGGACAGCGCCTACCCGCAAGCATGCGACGAGATGCTCGGAGCAATCAACTCGTCTCGGTTGAAGCACCGACCGAATCCGGAACTGACTGCTCAAATGCTTTCAGCTGTGCAACTGCGTCGAGGCGATGGCGGTTGGGTCATAGGACGACGGGCATCAAATTCCACAGTCTGTGCTGCCGTTGCCGTTGCTCTCGTGACTCACTTTGCGACACGCCCAGACACAGAGGTCGACTTTATGGTCGGGTAGTGATAAGGCTCTCAGTAAAATGTGAGTATGGGATTTTTCGACGCGTTTGTACCAAAGGTTGCAACAGCTGCAAAGGCTGAGGCTCCCGTTGATATTGAGGCGGCTCTTGCGCCATACGATCGTGACAATGGCTATTTTTTCAGTGGCGTTTTTCCAGCTGAAAGACTTGAAGCTGTATCGGTTCCAACCATCGCGCGCGGTCTTGACATTTTGCAGACAATCGGATCGCTACCGTTAAAAGTTCGCAACGTTGCAACTGGTGAACGCATTATCGCGCCACGCGTTTTAAATCAACCTGATCCTCGAATTCCTGGCTCTGTATTTTGGGCGCAAATTGTGCGCGATTTGTGTCTGTATCCAGCAGGGTATTCATACGTGATGGAACGTTATGCAGACACCGGAAGAATCCGCTCAATGGAGCGCATTGATCCAACTCGCGTGAGTGTAAAGACAAATGACAAAGGCACCGAGGTCGAGGCTTACATGATCGACTCGGTCTACGTCGACCCAAATAATCTCGTCGTATTTCCTGGCGGCATGGCTCTTCTTGCTCGCGCTGGTCGCACAATAAAGGCAGCGGTCGCACTTGAAAAGGCAGCACTAGATTTTGCAAATGATCCTGTACCGCAAATTGTTTTGAAATCAAATGGCACATCGCTGCCAGCAGATCGCATTTCGAAATTGCTCAATGCGTTTCGTAATCGACAAAAAAAATCAGTTGTGTATTTGAACGCTGACGTCAATCTTGAAAATATCGGATTCGACCCTAAGAATCTTCAGCTCAATGAGGCTAGAAATTACGTGAGTTTAGAACTCGCCAGAGCAATCGGAATTCCGGCGTATTTCGTAGACGCACAGCAATCAACCTTCACATATTCAAACGCTCTTGACAAACGTCGCGACCTCGTCGATTTTGCTTTCAGAAATTACATGACGCAATTAGAACAGCGCCTAAGTTTTGCGGATTTCGTTCCAGCAGGGCAAGAGGTCAAATTCGACGTCGATGATTTCTTGCGTGGCAATCCTTACGAACGCGCGCAAGTGTACGAAATACTCAACCGAATCGGTGCGATGAGCATTGAGGAAATCAGAGAAGAAGAGGATCTAATCGCATGAAACTCACAACACCAATGACAATCACAGCAGCCGATTCAAATGAGCGCACCATCTCCGGGCGCATCGTTGCATTTGAAGAGCCAGCAAACGCATCAACTGGAAAAGTAGTTTTTGCAAAGGGTTCAATTCAACCGAAGAACGTTTTGCTTAATCTTGAACACGATCGCACTCGCAGGATTGGAAAGCCTCTTGCTGTGGCTCTTGCAGCTGATTCAATGAGCATTGACGCAACTTTTAAGGTCGTAAATACCACTGCGGGCAACGATGCACTCATCGAAGCAAGCGAAGGACTGCGCGATGGATTCTCCATTGAGTTGGCAGTCGATAATTACGAAATGCAAAAGGACGGCACGATGCGCGTACTTGCTGGCGAATTGACCGGCGTTGCACTCGTATCAGAGCCAGCAGTTCGCTCTGCTCGAGTCTCTGAAGTAGCAGCTGAAGAAGCTGAAGAAATTTCTGAATCCGCACCGGATGCAGAAGAAACACCAACCACACAAACAGAAGGAGACGAAGTGGATACCACCGTCACAGACGCTTCAGCCGTAGAGACGGTCGAAGCCACAAAGTCAGTCACAGCATCAGCTGCGGTTGGCGGATTTACTGCAACACCACGCTCACCAATTATCAGCGGCGCGACATTTTTGGAGCATGTCGTAAAGGCATCACGCGGAGACGAAGATTCAAAGATTTACGTCAAGGCTGCCAATGATACAACTACAACAAACCCAGCATTTAATCCGGTCGAATATATCAATCAATTCGTGACAAATACTCGCGCATTTGGTCGTCCGACAATCGATGCTTGCGGTGGAGCAACAGCTCATCGCTTCATGGGTAAAACAATCTCAGTTCCAGCACTTGGAACAGCGCCAACTGTGGCAGCGACCGATGAGGGCGCGGCTCCTTCCGAAACAGGCATGACTAGCTCATACCTCACCGGTACAGCAATTAAATACTCGGGCGAGAACACCTACTCCGTAGAATTGTTCGACCTCAATCCATCACCTACTTTCTATGATGAACTCTGGGCAGAAATGTTCGCTGCATACAGCAAGGCAACAAACGCAGGCGTCATCGCTGCGATTACTGCTGGCGGTACTCAGGCTGCAACAACTGCTGCAACTTCAGCAGGCATCATCTCCTTCGTATCAACTGAAGCACCTGCTGCCTACTTCGGCTCAGGATACTTCGCTCAGTCATACGTCGGCGGAGCATCACAGTGGAGCCTCTTGATGGGCGCTACAGATACCACCGGACGTCCAATTTACAACGCAGGATCACCAATGAACTCTGGCGGTCGTGCAACACCTACAACAGCGCGCGGCGACGTTTTGGGTCTTGACTTCTACGTCGACCGTTCAATGGTTGCAACAACCATCGACGAATCAGCCTTCATCATCGTTCCAGAAGCAATCGGAATTTATGAGCAGGCTCCGGTTACTGTGGACGTTCAGCTTATTTCGACAGGAGAGATTCAGCTCGGAATTCGCGGATATATGGCGACAGTCATCAAGCAGGCTTCAGGTCTGCGCCGCTTCAACCTCGCTTAATCAGCCAACTAATCATCGGCTGCGTCTCTCCCGAGCGTAGCCGAGCAGAACGAAAGGAAGCTCATGCCTAGCATCATCACCGTTGCTCAGCTCCGTAAGGTGCTAGGCGTGAGCGTCTCTTTATATGATGACGCCTACCTCACAGAAATCGTCAACACTAGCGAGGCGGTAATTCTGCCGATGCTCGTTGCAAATACTTCAGCAGTCAATGCTTACAAATTGACCTCAAATGTCGCTTACTTCTACACAGAGCGACCACATTATTTTGTCGTAGGACAATCAGTGATCGTCGCTGGACTACCGTCACCCTTCAGCGCGACCTTTACAGTCACAGGCGCAGGCACCAACTACTTCACAGCGGCTCTCACAAATGCCGACGTGACTTTGCGCTCAATGATTCCGATGGGAACTGCAACTCTTTCCGGATATTCTGCAGCTGATATTTATGCAGGCAACGATGCAATCGAATCTGCACTCTTGGCAGTATCAGTTGAAGTTTTTCAATCTCGAGTGGCAGCCGGTGGACAAATAGAAGGCGTTGACTTTGCGAGTACGCCGTACCGGATGGGTCGCAGCTTGACCAATCGTGTCTCAACTTTGCTCATGCCGTATCTCGATACTGAAACAGTCGTGCAGTGACGACTTCAACTATCGGCGGAACTCGCGCCACACTAGCAGCAGCATTTAACTCACTCGCTGCAACCTCTTACGCTTTTGTGCCGGAGTCACCAATCCCACCGGCAATCGTCATCGTGCCTTCATCACCTTACATGGAGCCAAATCTCATCGGCTCAGTCACAAAAACGAAAATCAATTTTACGATCACTGCAATCGTTTCATATAACAGCAACCCGGCTTCACTCGATAACCTCGAGCAGCTGGTCATGGGAATTCTTGCGGCTGTGCCTGCGGGCTATGTCGTGGGGAACGTTGAGAAGCCTGTACCTCTCGAAGTCGGTGCTAGCACCATGCTTTGCGCGGATATAAACGTTTCAACGTATTACACACAAACAAACTAAAGGAGCAAAAGTGGCAACGACAATCATCACTGGTCGCGATCTCACATTGACGATTGCGTCCACTAGCTATG